CGTCAATCTCGATAGCATTTCCACTCAATCTGCAATTACATCCGTATCGTCTGATAACTGTGCCGGGAGCGATAATACTACCAACCACAACAGTCTGTGAGGACTGATTACTTGTTTGAATCAATGACTTGCTCATGATTATATTCTCCTTTCTATAAAATAAGAGGTAGAGTTTCCCCTACCTCGTTATCACCTCGTCAGTAGGACGTTAGATATTTCCGTTGCAACCACACCCGAAAATCGGGGGAAATGGTCCAGCACCATAACTCCATGAGTTAGGGAATTTCAGCATACCGTTTGTAGCCTGTGCAAGTTGAAGCTGATTGACTTGATTTTGCAGTTCCTCAATCTTGTTAGCATCCATCTTGGACATGATTCTCTGCTCCATCTGAGCCATCTGCATAGAAGTATCATACTTGCTCTGTGCTATCTGAGCATCTGTTACCGCTGATGTAGCCTGTACCAGTTGTTTAATATCACAGCAACACTCCTGCTGTTTACCGCTGAGAGCGGTAAGTGCGGTTTCTACGTTGCCAAACTCTCTAATGAGAGAGGCGTTACCATCTTTGATAGCTGTGATGGCATTTGACGCATTTGCGGTACTTGCGGCGATTGTCTGAGCAGTACCATTAGTCACAGCGGCAAGCGTTTCACGCTGATTTGCCATCATGTTCTGTGTGTCAAATCCTCGGTCAACTTGTGCCTGTGTTGCAAGGTTTTCATATCCGATTGCATTGTTGAAACCATTGTTTCCCCAACCGTTACCATTGAACATAGACATAAGAATCAACAGACCAAAAATCCACATAAAGCTGTTACCACCAAACTCTCCACCATTCAGCAAAGCAACATCACTTGCAGAAAGTCCACCATTTTCCATAGCCATAGGTTTATCCTCCTTTCTTTCATATTCATAATTCCTGCAGGAAATTATTTCATCATATTAAGAATTTCTTCGGGGTCAACACCCATTTGTTGTGCCATAGCATAGAACGCTTTACGAGGGTCTCCGCCGGCTTGTTGAATAGCTTGCTGAATTTGAGGGTTATTAGAAGCCATAGATTCTATCATGGCTTTAGGGTTACTTCCACTCTTAATCATTTTCAACATGTTTTTCAGTTTATTATTCGGTAATGGTAGCTTTTGATTTTTGCTTAACTGCTGGAACAGACTGTTCATTCATTCGTCCTCCTCTCAACTGATTGATTGCCTCTTGTAATTCTGCTTTCGTCACAAACTGGGATGTGTCAATCTGAGGTGCGGGCTTCTCAGTAACCTCCTCATAATGAAAAATTCTGAGATTGCACATACCGACATTATCACTGGTTTTGATATAGAAAAGCCCTTCATTCTCGCTGTCAAGAAGTACAGTATTACTGTTAGGCATAAGCTGATATGCTTTAGCGCCTTCAACCCCTTGTACCCATATGATTCCGTTGTTTGTCGGTAGATACCTTTGGTAAGGATTCTGTTGAAACATTTGATTCATGGTTCTTATCCTCCGTCAGCATAAAAAGAGCGTGGACAGATGAACATGCTTTTTCTGACATTATGTAAACTAAATCGTTACTAATATCTAACATCTGTCTACGCTCCCTTCGTGATTTTCTTTAGTGTAAACTAAAAAAGAAACCGTAACATGTACGATTTCTGCACAAAAAATACCCCTGTGCATGGCAAGTACACAGGGGTTCCAATGGAGGAAAAGCACTAAAGTACCTTTAGCATTTTTATTTTAACACGTTTGGCGAGCTTATTGACTTTGCTTTCTGAGACATTCATAGTAAGCGCAATCTCTACATTCGATTTATCCTTCGCTCTCATATTGAAGTATTGAAGTTCCTCATCTGAGAAGTTGCACTCTTTACGAAACATGTTCAGTTCCCATTCTACAAAGTCATTGATTCGATTCATCCTTCTGCTCTTTTCCTCTATTATAGCTTACAGTTGATACACCGATGATAGCACCGATGAAAGTTGCTGTTGCGGTGATAATGGTGACTGCAACTCCAGTACCATTCCAACCTACCGCTGTTCCAACCGTACCAACAAATGTAGCTAAAGCAGGAAGAACATATAGAGCAATCCACTTTAAGACGTTATAGATTTTATCCGGGAGTTTCATGCTTATACCCTCCTTTACTTATGAGGTATCGTTCAAGGTCATTCTTCGCTGACTTCAAGCTGTCCACATCATTACCATTGATAGCATGAGATAGTAATGCGAGTATAGCTTGCTGAGTAATTATGTTGCCCTCTTCAAGTGCTTTCAGTCGTTGATTATCATTCTCAAAAAACTGGTCATGCTTCTCCACTTTCTTTTCCAGTTTTTCGATACGCTCATTCTGATTTCTTTCTGGAGCCTTTGCTTTCTGCACAACTTTCACGATAATCGTGATTGCCGCTGATACAGAGACAATAGCTCCACAAACCCACAGAATCAACTCAAGGACTTGATGAGGTGTGAACGTGATAGGCTGATCCATTATACCCTCCTGGCATATTTAAGGTTTACCCAACCGTTACCGAATTTTGTCTTTCCCCAACCACGAACCTCGTCAACAATGGTCACGCTCTGTCCAAGAGAAATCGTATCTATCTCCTCTGCTTCACTGTTCGGAGCTTCTCTTACACGAAGTTTGGGAATGGTGGCTTCAACTTTGTACGGGGTAAAGGATTTCGTTACCTTTACCTCTTCTTTAGTCTCTGTGGTAACTGTTTCGTTGTATCTATCTTTTTTATCTCTCATGGTAAAACTCCTTTTTTATTTAGTATATTATGTTAACTATCTTATGTCAACCTACATAAATCTCATTATGATAGATACCGCAAATCCAACCGTTTGTGGGTTTATCAATTCTCAGCCAGATATTACCTTCATTATCTGTCGTGATTGCCCTACAACGAATCTCAGTTCCTTTCTTCAAAGAGGTAACTAAATCACCATGAATACTCGGGGACTTTCTTACGTTCAGCGGTTCTCTGCAAATTACATGGTAGGTATTGCCGAGAGTGAACCCTTTAACGGTGTGTCCGAGAATGTTGATATTCTTATCAATCAGATAAATCCAACCGGGCATACTATCTAACTTACCATAGTCACCGCCGATTTCATTGATTGTGTAAATACCTTTGTTAATCTCCCCGAGATACTGCGTACTCGAATATCTGCCAGCTCTTATACCAGTCTTACCACTTTCCAGTATTTCTACTGCAAATGGAGTTGACGGGTATTTAGAAGGTGTAGGTGGAACAGGGGTAGGTTCGGGTTTAATGTTGCCATACTTGTAATCAGGATAACCAAACCCATAAATTCCCCACGCTTTTGTATCATAGTTCTTACGGATTTTCCTCTCATATACAGAATCAGAGTTAGGTCCTGCATTACCTTCTACAACCCAAATGTAATCTCCTTCTACCTTAACTACAATGCCTACATGAGAAAGCTGTGCAAGTCCTGTATATTTGTCGTTATGATAGAAGCAAATATCTCCTACATGTGGTTCTTTGCCAACTCTATCTACTGCGAGTAAGCAACGATACATGTACTGGACAACTGCCGCAAGTTTGCCATATTGACTATCACGGTTAAGAATCTTTGTCGCCTGTGTAATACCAAATGTATCCAGAAAACACCAGTCTACAAAGATGGTACACCAGTCTCCGCCTACATTCTTTCTTCCGTTATACCACTCTGTCGGCGGGTAAGTTTTATCAATCCATTCAGCGTACTTGTTATAATTGTTATGGTGAGGCTCTTTATAACCAAGTTGACTTTTCGCCTTATTTACAAGTGCGGTGATATTTTCCTGAATACTACTCATTGTTATTTTCCTCCTCGTCAAATGTGATTTTGTAAACGACTTTCATGGTTTTTTCTGCCGTCTTAACTATCGGAGTTTCAAGGTTGTTAATGGTGGCAATATATGCTTGGTCACGATAGAGGTTTGCTCCGCTCTGAGAAATCAATCCAGACACTGGAAAGAATTGTGTTCCATCTGTATCAGCATTATTTGCAAATACTGTTCCAGCACCATCGACCACAACGGGGAAATCTCCAGATGTTATAATTCTACCATCACCACTCTTACTACGAAGTGTCCATCCCGCACTGGCCAGTCGTCCTTGCCACATACCAGAATAATAACTTGCCGCAGCCGCATAACCATTTGGATTCGTGACTGCTGTTATCGCATTCGATGTGCGGTTATATATGTATATGGTCGTGGTATCTACTTGACTTCGGTACAGATTACTTCCGAAAGCATCAACAAAGAAGATATAGTTGCCGTCAAAGTGTGCCGCTTGCAATCCTTTAAGAGACAGTCCAGAGTTATTTTGAAGTGTCGTGCGAGTGATTGTGCCAGTATGGGTTAACTCCCAAACATATTGTGTCCAAGTAGTTCCCCAGTCTGGCTGTGTACTTACGGATATTACATTATGGATATTCCATAATACTAACTTGCCATCGTTAGGTTCTACTCGAATTGAGTAGTCATTAGTGGTTAACACTCCGATGAAATACTCGTCTAATTGTACTTGTGTCTCTGACAATACCACAGGAGCTGACATGGTAGCATCAAGTCTCAGCTTGCTAATGGGTAGACGATACTTTCTCAGCACACCATATCCATTAGTAGCCGCATCGGTAAGGTCAAATGCGTAACAGGAGCTGTCGGTAAGGTCAATATGAAATATGTCCCCAAGGATACCACTCTGTGTGGTTACAGAACCAGTCAAACCAAAATCGTTTTGGCGAGAAGATGTTCTGACATTAGAAGTTGAATTTCCTTCACCGACATACCCATGTGCTTTTCCAGTCAGGCACACGCATGCAATCGTACCGTTCCCCCGTGATGTAGTCCAGTCGTATGTTTGTTGATATGAGCCATCGTTCTGCCACCCACTTTCTTCTTCTGAGTATATACCCATTTCAGTAGGTTCAAGTGCTGAATTCTGTCCGACACAACAGTTAGCGACCATCTTAACTCCAGACGGCACTCTTACTTGTGTTGCGCTTTCTGTAATCTCATCATCAAACAACAACACACCGCCGAGAAGCGTTTCAACAAGAGTGTTCTTGTCAAGATTAGGATAGTTTAAGAAGCCACAGTTCGTGAAATATGATTGAATAGCATTAGTCATCATGTTATCATCTTCAAATCTCTCAACTTCTCCAGTCTTAACATTCTTTAATAGAATAGTTGTGTGTCCGTGAACCTTAGAAACATCAATATCTCCAAGAGGAGTTAATTGTACTTTATCACTTAATTTCATGGTGTTCCTCCTTTACTTTACGCCATAAACATAATAATGACCCAAGTAATTCTGCCCATTATACTGTACTACTAATGATTGTCCTGCTTTTAAAAACACATGATCCGTTACACCATATCCACCACTATTCCCTAAAGCTCCAAAAACCGCTTTGACCGTTATGTTATCAATGATAATTGAATTGAGTCCGTTCAAACTTGGATAAATTTCAAACACAACACAGCAATCCTGTGTAGCTGTGTAGTTAAGTGTCGCATACTCTAGGATCTTCGTATAACCCTGTATCACGTTGGAAGTGTCGATAAACGCTCCACCACCGCCTCCAGCAGGAGCCGCCCATTCCGGTCCGTTGTTGCCGAGTGTTACCACATCACCAACGCTTGCACTTGTTGTTGGGGGGAGTTCCGGTTGTTTCGCAATTTCAATTTCTGCGGTTAAGTCAGTTTGCTCCCATTTAGTAGGATCCCACACACCAGTGGTATCATCAAGGCATTTATAATAAACTCCCTCATAGATTTCTGTATCGCCTGCATGGTATTGTTTTGTTGAATCGTACTCATATTCCTTAACCATTCTGCGGTTCTGATAGATAAGGTTATCCACAGAATCCGAGTTATAGTTAACATCCTCAACTTTAGCAGGCTCACCTAATTGTGGCTTTCGCAAACTGTAATTCGTTGTATATTGCATATGTCCTCCTACCACACATAATTATCGAGTATTTCTTGCCATGTGTACTCACCAACATCACGCCACAAAAGTTGTCTGATAGGCTCTTTGTTGATATATATGATTGACTGATATGGTGATGGTTTTGGCATTGTATCGAGGTCAACTTCATCAACAGAATCTTCAACCTCAATGCGAATGACATTCTGTAAGTCAACGTTCGCATCTTCTCCAAAGCTGTCAATCTCAGCAACAGAAGTCCTAAAGTCAACAGATGAAATATCATCTGTAACATCAATAATTCCATCCCACGTAGCTTCACCGGCAAGACCCATACCTTCCATGTACGCTTCAATCTTGAAAGCTCCTATGGCGACTTTTAGATTATTCGTTGTGAGCTTAACAGTGAAATAATCTATGTTATTTGCTGTTGCCTCCCAAAAATGAAGTAGGTTTAGTGTATGTCTGCCGTCAGCGTGATATGTCTCTGTTGGAGTATATTCTCTTGTTGGAGTATTGTTGAGAACATACTGTATTTCTACTGTTCCAGGTTGTGTGCTATCCACTAACTCCACATCAATTATGACACATCCATGAAATATAATCACGCCCTCATTAGCAGAGGTGTGGCGAATGTTGATAATCGGGTATGTTCTATCATCACCTATTTCCATCGCCCGCTTGTTAACAAAGCGATAGTATTTCATAGAACTGCCTTGTATTTTGGTCTGCATATCTTTCTGTGTCGCATTGTAGGTTGTTGAGGATTCTTCAATCTCTCTGCGACCAGTTGAGCATATATGTTGGTCTACCAGTTGAGGTCCACTATATATGTTCTCACATACAAGATATATCTTATTCCCTATCTTTACCCTGTCACCGATTGTAACAGACAGATTGGAGTATATCATATCAATCTGCGCTGGAAGATATGTGATATACCGTATGGCATTGAATATGTTCTCTGCTATGGCTCGTAGCTGAATTGCTGTTTTATCCAACAGAAGAAGGTTATCTGTAATCTGTAACCTATTTTCTTTACCACCTAACCCACCAACGATTCCCTCTGTTGAGTTGACAATGACAACACTTGTATATGCAGGAACTTCATGTACATCAAACTCGGATGTATTCTGAGCATAGGTTGTGTCTAAAGCAATAGGAGAGTTATTTGAAATGGTGATAAAATGTAATACACCATCACGTCCTACATTCGCATTTACACCATTGATTTCCAGTATGTACTTTAGCATAGACTGAAAACTTATGCTGTCCAGTTGCTGTGTTTGTGTGATAAGTACATCGTCATTTGGAAGAGTTACATCATCACATGTTATCTCTGCATAAGTGCATAGACTGTCTCTCAGCGTTTTAACTGTAACTCTTGGAGTATCGTCAAATACATCTTCCCACCATTCAGCAACATCTAATGTTCCTTTTGAATAGAGAACGTCATAAGCCACAATCTTCTTGCTATCTTCAAACCGTCCTCTGTTTGTGGTACAACTCTCAACATAGCCTGTAAACAGAGGTACATTTATCGGTTGTTGCCCTTCTACTTCATCCACGACTTGATAGACATATATCTTCTCATTTCCTATGAGAGGAAAATCATACAGTTCGCACTCAAACCGATTCGAGTTATACGTTCCAACTGTAAACCTATCAGTAAAAAGAACCTCGTCAATGAGCAACGAACCTTCCGCAATACCCGTTTCAATATCGGGTAAGTCACTGTTATCAGGAAATGATATAATTGTTGTTCGATTGAAATTCACTTCCATGTTTGCTCACCTTAATACTCAATAAGTTCAAATGCCAGTTCATTGTAGATAATGTCTGTGTCGCTGATTTTGTAGATGGGAAACTTCATATTCGGACGATAGAAGTAAGCAGAAAAATAATCGTTTGTCTCCTCATTCCAAATAGTGAGATAAATCTTTCTTTGGTCAGGATCGCTCTCAGATGCGGTAAAGAAGTTCTGTATTTCTTGTTTCTCAGCAAGATGTAAGTGCTTTCTTGTGGTAAATCGAAATACAGACTTCTTTCCCTGTGCGGTGATACGAGTTAGGTCACGAGTGTTATCATCCCGATAAGCCTTGATTTCTTCACGTTGATTCGGGGTACTGTCCCACGATTCAAGTGCGATATACCTATCGGGAAAGATAACATCTATCGTTGAAGTTCCTACTGTTATGGTTTTTTTGAATAAATATCCTTGCCAAGCCATTTAACGTAACTCCTTATGAAAACCTAAATCTCGATCCTGTTTGTTTGTACCGCTTATTCTCTTCATCCCATACCGCTTGTGCTATCTGATTACCATTTAATTGTAACACAATAGGCTGATTATTTGAAGAATTATTTTCGGACAGCACTTGTCGTAATGCTTCTGCAATCACATCAAGAGGAGCTTCAACATTCGTGCCTCTTTTTTGATCCCCAACAACCGCAACAAACGGATTGTTCGGCGGTAATACTGCTCCCTGTGCAAGTTGCGGTATTTTCGGTATTGTAATAGACGGAAGTCCTTGGAATATCTTTGAACCGCCAACATCAAATCCTCTCATCTGATTGATTAAGTTTTTCAAAGTAGAGAACGGACTGGTTATGGAGTTGTTAACACCGCTAATCATTCCGTTAATCATGGTTTTGAATGAACCACTAATACTATCCTGAATAGATTGAAATTCGGGTGTATTTGTTTTGAATACACTTACTACATTATTCCATGATGTACTAAATGTGTCTTTGAAAAATTCGCTCATTGTACCAAACGGAGTTTTAATACCTTGAGCAACCTTATCAAAAAATGAAGATACTCCGCCAAAGGCAGATTCTACGTTATTCTTTGCACTGTCGAATACTTGACTATACTCATCAGGAATTGGAGAAACCGCTTCTTTAATATGATTAACCATATTATCCGTGTCAGTCTCAATAATTCCTGCATTAGCTTTAGCGATAGCAACATAGTGATTAGACGATTCTTCCTGCTCTTTTTGAATACGGTCATAAACTCCGGCGTTTTCTTTTGCGATAGCAATATAATGATTGGAAGATTCTATCATTTCATTCTTCGCTTGTTCTGCAACTCCAGCATTAGTCTTAGCGATTTCCGCATAATGGTTAGAATCCGTTTCAAGTTCAGTTAGAGTGCTACGTCCTATCTCGACTTGCATCTTTGCTCCGTCCACAACAGCATTTATTAGCTCGCCCATACCCAACAAAGCATCATCACTGACCTTTGTCATGCCATCTACAATAGTTCCATATTTCTGAGCGAACCACTCTGCATCAGTGACCGCACGTCCTAACTTACGTTCAAACTGAAAACGCTCCAGCTTATCGGATGCCGCCTTTGCCGCTTCTTCTGCTTGTTCTACTGCCATTTCAGATGTGGTTTTATCACCAGTAATTCCAGCCCACATATCGTGCCAAGCATTACCGAGTGTAGTTTTGCCAGTTGTTTGTGAGTATTCCGAAGCTGCCTCGACAGCTTCTTTAACGGTGTTAAGAGTATAGAGTATCGGAGCATCACCAAATTTCTTATACTCATTTACTAAGTCTTTGTCCCAGTCTAATGCTTCACCGAGATTAGTCATAATGGCACTACCAATTCGTCCACCAAGTTCATATGCGCCTATGCCAGCGGCTATTTTAGCAAGTGAGATTCCACTCAGTCCACCGCTTATCGCATTTGTAAGTCCTGACTTGAACAGACCAGTGATTCTATTCCAGATAAACTTCGCACCGAAAATCACTAACAGCGGAGTAGCAATAGACATAAGAGCTTCAGGATCGGTTGCTATCTGTAACAATGCTGTGCCAAGACCTTTGATTAAAGCCCATGCAACTTTAACCAGTGCTGACAAAAATCTTGTCCAGTCGATGTTAGTTAAGAAGTCTACAATAGCTTGTCCTACTTGAACCCAGTCAACCGTTTCAATGGCATCCGCAATAGCGTTCAATAGATTGATTGCAAACTCAGACAGATTTTTGGCGAGTTTTGCAAAGTCTATTTTGCTGAGCAGTCTGTTGATAGCATTACCGATAGTTACTCCAGCATTACTAAACTCAAAGAAGGCATTTACCGATTCAAGTACACCATTCGCCAATAATGAGAAATCTTCCCCGAGTTCTGCAAAATCGACCGTCTCAATAAGCTCTCTGAGAGTAGTTCCAAGAAACTCGCCGATTGCTCCAAAATCCGTTGTCTTTAATAGACCGCTTGCAAAATGAATTGCCGCATTGAACCGATTAGCAATCGTTTTGCCTATCAGTTTAGGATCAAGCCGTTTTGAAAGTCCGTTAATGATGTTTCCGACCCGAACACCTAACTTTCTGAAATCAAACTTTGTAAAGAAAGTATTGATAATATCAGCAACAGTATTCAGCGAATCTGCAATAGCTTCTCCAAACTCTGTACCTTTGAAGTTATCGACAAACCCATTTAGAATACGGGCAATTCTCTCAGACCACATAACTCCTTTCGGTCTGAGAACATTGTTAATCCAGTTATCATACTTCGATACTAAGCCATTTACCTTTTTAGCAAATAGAGAGCCAACACCTTCCCAGTCGCCTTTGTTAATCGCATCTTTGAGCTTTTGTGCAAAGTCGCTTTCTGCCGCAACTTTTTCAAATGCTCCAGCGTACTGGTCTAAGTCTCCTGCTCCACCGCCACCGCCATTATCGTTGTTCTGCTGAATAAGGATAAGATTATCATACTCGGCAATATCTTTGTTTGCTTCTTTAGCCGCTTTGCCGGAGCCCTTTATGCTCTTTGCTAAAGCGTTATTTGTTTTTGTGGCTTTATAGATGTATTTAGCCCCAGTGAGAATAGCAAAGAAGTTGGCGAGAGCGTTCATAGCCGCAACTAACCAACCCATGAGAGTTTTAATAGCTGGCACAAGATAAGAAAGAATAGGTTGCGCCATAGTTGCAATACTATTCTTCAACTGGAAGAAGCTGATTTTCAGTTGGTCTAATTCCGCTTGCAACTCAGGAAATTGACTTGCAAGACCTTTGTATGCTTCTACTCCGGCACTTCTTAATCGTTTATATAGGATGAATAAAGTACGAAGTCCGAGAACATACTTCATGGCAAATTTAAGCAAGCCCTTAATAGAGTTAGTCGCACCATCAGTATTTACTTTTATACCACGCATACGGTTTACAAGGTCTTTCGCATGTTTAGCGAGAGACTTCATTCCGCTCCATGCCTTTTTTAAAGCATTACCAAGAGTTTTTAATGTACTGGTTAATTCTCTGCTGACAGTGCTTTCTCCAAACAACTTGTTCTTTGTTCTTTCAGCCTCATCACCCAATTCTGCATTAGATGCTTTAGTTTTTTGCTTCTGCCCATCCAAAGATGCAAGCGACTGAGTTGTAGTTTTTGCAGATTCTCCTTCTTCTTTTATAGTCTCATCTGTTTGTGTTGCGGAAGTTTGATATGGTAATACTTCTTCTTTCCACTCTTTGGAACGAATGAGTTTACTATACATCTGAGAAAGTTCATTGTGCGATTTTTCAAGAGCTGGCTTTAATTTTTGAATATCTTCCTCAGTAGTGACAATGACTTCTCTGAATTGTTCGCCACTGAATTTCATACTGTCGAGTTCGTCTTTTGCGGCTTGAAGTCCTGCTTTCGCCTCTGCAATCTCATTTAATTTTGTAAATATGGTATAATCTTTTGCTGTAATTTTTTCTTTTGATCCAGGCTCATATTTACGAAGTGCGTTTTGTATATCATCAGTGGTTATACGTTTTCCGATTTGAAATTTTTCCCAAGATTCTTTCGCTTTGTCCAGTTGTTTCTGAAATCTTGCAACCTCTGCGGTCTGCTGAGCAACTTCTTCTTTATGCTTTTTATATTCCTCAGTTTCTACTGAGTATCTACTCTTAATTGGATTCTCCTGAAGTTTCCGAATCTGCTGAGATATGTTTCGGGCTTCATCCAATTTTTTTATTACGTTATCAATGCTGTGTTGTAATGTAGGCGATACCTTGTCGGGAACCTTCATATTCTCTAACTCATCGCCTATTCCTTTACGAAGTCTACGAGCCTGCTTTAACGCTGGCTCCACATTCATATCAGTTGTTAAGGTTACATCAGCTTTAGACATATTTAATCACCACCGTTATTCCAGAGTTTCATAATGTACTCTTCCGCCTCTCTATCTTCCACTGATTTTGAGTTCCATATAAAATACTCAGGGTTATTTCGTCTAAAATCTTGTTCCCATTTTTCGAGTTTTTTCCCACGAATAATTTTATCTCGAATACTTACTACGGTTGATAATGGACATTCTCCTATTGCAAGGTAGTAACCCATAAATGTCCACCAGTGAACATAAATTTCTGCTCTGATTTCTTTCTTTGCCACGTTGTTCACAGCAGATATTATCATTTGACCATCCTGTTCCCAGTCGATGAGTTTATGATTCTGTTTCGCACCTACGCTCTTTTGTCCACAGTTAAAGAAATTATACATTTCTGATATAGCCTGACATAATTCTTCCTCTGTTGAAAAAACCTCACTAATACCTTCAATGGAGGTTATATCAGCATAGAAGATACACAGTGAGGTTATGACACGTTCTTGTTCATCAAGTTCCACATCTTGTAAACAAGTAAAGCAATCCAGAACCATTCTGAAATCGCCATTATTACGAATAGGATATTCTTTGTCACCTATCGTAATGCTTATGGGTAATTCAAACATTAGGATTTCTTTTTATGGTCTTGTGGAATATATTTATTTGTATGTTTGTGAATACGATTAAGCGTATTTTGAGTTTCCTTATTGATAGTCTCTGCATAAAGACTTAACAACTTCCTTATGACAATCTCATAGGTAAACTCGCCATTGTGCATATCGAACATCGTACCATCTGGCACACAAATATCAGCAATTTTTGACTGGAATAAATCATCAATGATTTTCCGCATTTCTGTATCAATGTTCTTAATCTCTTCCGCAAGCGCAACAGAATTAAGTCGTTCGTTCAGTTCATCATCATACTTTGTATCCACAAAGCGATTTGATAATTCCACCATTCGGTCGGATAGACCATTGATACGTTCGACAATACCCATATCCGAAGTATTCAACTCAATGATACGACTATCATCCCCATCAATTCGGATTTGCTGTTTCTCCGAAAACGATAAGTCTACGATTGTTTTGTTTGTCTCCATTCTTTTATCTCCCATCTTTTAATTATTTACGATGCCTGGTCAGGCGTGAACACGAAATCATCAGACAGCTTATCAACCGTGCCAGTCTTAGGTGCTCCACTTCCGTTATAGTCATTAGACAGATAAACGGAAATCGGCATATTTACATTACTATCGCCACCGATAGCGGTGTAAGTAATTGTGCATCCGGTATGGCACTCTGCTTCATAAGCTCCAGTCTCGCCGACAAATGCGGTAATGACATAGACAGTGAAGTCGTTAAGCTCACTTACGGCATTCCGTCTACGCTTATCGTTGAGGAAAGCACCGAGTTTAGAGCCACCAAGAATGAGGTACGGATCAAAATCCTGTTGCGGCTGAGTTCTGTTCACATCGGTATAGTTAATTCCACGAATATCAGTTGTGGTTTCAATATCCGCATTATACTCGATAGAAGAATCCTCGGTACGAGTACCAAGAATTTCCCGAACCGTAGAGGTTGTAGTACCCTCAGTCTCTTTCCATTCTGCAACAGTGATGAGCAGTTTACGCTCTGCCCGTTGTTTGTCATTAAGGTTAAACTGAGAAATTGCCATGATTTAATTCTCCTTCCATAATACTTTATGTGTGTCAATGTAATTAACAATAATTGATATACTATACATAGCCAATGGCGGTGTGAGTTCGTCATTGATACCATCGAATTGTGGCTCATCTGTTGTGGTTTGAATGTCATCTATATAGCAGTCATCACCAAAGTCCGGATAATTATGTGCATCCTCTTGCTCATGAATCCAATCAAGTAACGATTGAACATCTGCTAAATCGTCCACATTCTCATTCACATGTTGAGAATCTTTAACCACTGCCATATCAGTTATAGATTTAAAGGTAATCAGTGTAAACGTGTATTTCTTTGGAATACTCCCATCAATATATGGAGTTCGTGTAGTTACATCCTCGGACGAAGTGATAATCTGAACATCGTCATTTCTTGCATTGACAAGGTTAAAATACAGAGGACTGTTCTGTATATATGGGCATTGAATAAGATAATCAATTATAGCTTGATTTTTGTCCATTATACGCTCAACCCCTTTGCTTTACACAACCCTTTAAGGTATTTTGTGATTTCCAGATTCGCCTTCATCTTTACAGAACCACGATATTCTTTTGTCCAGTGATGTGTTGTTCCTGGAGTTCTGTACCCAAAATACCATCTGAATGACTTATCGGATTTGTTTGCTTTGCGTGTACCGCTTGCATCCATTACCCATTTAGGTCTAACCATATGATACCCTGTTACTGCTCCAATATCTCGTCCAGTATCGAATTTCTTCTTACCTCTCGGAGAACGCATAACACCAGTGCCGAATAAATATCCAGGCACATTAGGACCATAAACATGTCCCATAAATTGATAGTGAGCGTAATCCTGAGAAGGACCTTTAGAACCCCATACAATTCGTGTAGGATAAATTTTAACATCTTTACGCAAAGGACCATCACCACGACCACGATTAGGAACAAATGGTCGGATAGCTTGCTCAATACGTTTATTCACTTCCGTTCGTGTCTTTGTGCTGTTCAATATCCACAACAGATGATCCATTCTCCGTGAATAAAGCTGTCGAACATCAAATGAAAATTCACCAGTATTTTTAGCCATATCTATATACCCTTTGCGTAATAATGTTCATCACATCTTCCTGCTCCTACGTTGATTGCAACACGTTCAACACTCATACATCCTTGTAAATTTTTGTACTTACTGATTAAGTCGTTTGACCTATGTCCTGCTGTGTATTCATCAATGGTGTCAGAAACTTCTCCTCTTACGATTATATCGCCTTTATTCAAAGTGAAATAATCTTCCATTTCATCATTCGGTATATTTACCCAGTCCTGATGCTCTTTGAACCTATCATCTTTTCGGATACGGCAAATGATATTGTTCGTTTCGAGAACAGTGTTACCAACCATAATCTTATCGCCAATATATTTCCAAAAAGTACCATCAATGACGGTCCTATACCACCTCACAACTTGTGTTTGAGGATCGGTAAATTTATTGTAGATGGTTACAGTTGTGTTCCACCATTCAGGATAATAATCGTTATTCATCCTGGTATAACCCCCTATATGTCAAAAGTCGATTATCACTCTTTCGTCTTACTCCACTAAGGTATCTGCGAACCGTATCTTCGATAACATTTCCTTTATTTGTGGATGCGAGAAGATTGAAAAGATTTCCAGCATCAACAGCATTATAATCCACTGATACTCCATCATTTGACTGTCCTTTGATATAGGTTGAAACTTCGGTTGTGGTTTGGTTTCCTTCACTGTCAGTAACGACTGTGGTCTGCTTACCCAAAAGCATTGTATCGAATTTCAGTTTTGCCAGTGTGATAAGCTGATACATACATCTTGCAAGTTCTGTTGGATATTCTGTCTCATTAACTAATCGTCTAAAGGTGTACCAGTTTACATAAGTCTCTGCCTCATATTCAAAATTGTTAAAGGCGGTTTCGTCTAACGTCCCACCCATATTCTGATAATCTGTATAAGTAAGGTACATTGATTCCACCGCCTTTTAACTATTTTCTACGCTTACGCTGAGGCTTTGGTTCACTATTGTAAACCTTTGCAAATTTAGGCTCCTCTGATTTAGGTTCCTGCGGTTTAGCAGGAACCTCATCAATCAGCACATATCCTTTAGAGAGGTACTTATCAAGTTCATTCTCCGTCACTTGCATGATTTTATTTGCCTTGCGTACCTTCATGGGTATTCTCCTTATTAAGTCGTGGAAGTAGATGTAGAAGTGGAAGTAGATGTTCCACCACCATCTGCTACGTTAAACTGAATAGCGTTAGCCTTGTTGTTAAGAATGAATACATCCTCGAAGCTCTCTTCGTAGTAAACATACTTACCCTCAGACATAGCACTCGGAGCATCCAGACGAGAGAACGTATAAGATACCGGAGTGATAACCGCCATCGGGTGAACGAGGAACATATTGATTTGCTTAGCACCATCAGCGATAGCATAATCAGTCGTGAAGTCGTACAGAGTTTTCATCAGCGTAGAAGGAACACCGATAATCTGTACTTGATCCAGACGATTAACCCGTCTGTCGATTGCGTTCGGTCCGCTCTCAACACCGAGGTGCCTGTAAACTCCCTGTGCCTCTTTAATGATGTACAGGATTTCAAACGGAACATACAGAATACGTCCGTTAGCCGGAACACGACCATTATCCATTTTGAGCATCAGACTGTCAAATACATCCAGAACATTTGCGGTAGTGAGAACCGTAGTGTCCGGAGTAAGAGCTACGCCAGTGTCGGGGTTTACTGCATGGGTCCAGTCGTAGAAAATCTTAGAAATGCAGTAAGCATCCATTTCCGGGAACTTATGCTCATCGTTGAATACTTGGGTGATGTTGCCAATGGTGGCTACCATGTTGGTTTCATCAATATCCCGGGGATGAACAAGGGTAGACCACTTACGCTCATTGGAAAGCGTCTTGGCAACCCATGCGTTCTGATAGTTTCTCTGAGCAAATGCAATCGTATCACGGTCTGCATCCACACGACCAGTCGTGCTGATAGACGGGATTTCGATTGTCTTGCTGTTTACCCATCTGTACTTACCGTTGTTCGGCGTAGCATAAAGCGCACCATAGTTAAGTACATACGGGAAGTTTTGTTCCAGCGCACGTTGATATTCGTCAGCATAGTTCAGTGCGCCAATAGCATAAGTACCATCTTTAGTACCAGTTGTTCCGTTATTAGCGGGAGCTACATAAGAAGTAGGCATAATTTTTTCTCCTTTACATATTATTTGTTGGTCTTGGTCTTACTTGGGAAAAATGAAAACCAAAGGGGTTATCGCCATTTGTTTGCGGTTGCTGTGTATTAGGATTTACTGTCTTTGAAAAAGTAGGCAACGGCTGTGTCGGTTGTGTCGATTCAGTAGGTTTTTCCACAACAAATGCATCTGCATTATCTGTGGAATAAGCGGTTACAAAATCATCTGCCCCGAGAATCTTGTCACCCTCCATTTTCAACTCTTTAGCAATCATGGAATTGATAAAATCTCTCTTTGCCGCATTACTTGTGAATTTCTTGCCACTTGCAAATTCTTTTACTGCAAACTCATACGCCTGCTTACTAAGTTGTGTCTTGTAATTCTCTGTATCGGCTTTGTACTGAGTTTGAAGATTTCCAAACTGTGTCTGCAATTCAGCAAGTTTCTCACTGTCTGTTCCGGCTTCTTGCAACTGAGTATTCAGATTCTTTAGATCCTTATCCCTCTCTTTGAGTGTTTCATTGAGTTTTGCAATCGTGCTTTCCTTGCTCGATACCTCATTGTCGAATTTGTCCTTGCTTACATACTTTCCCTCAGAAAGGTCTGTAAACTTCGAACCATTCTCACTCATCAGCTTTTCAAATGTAGCATAGTCGATAGGTCCAGTTGCTTTGTCAAAGATTTCCTTGATTGTCATAGAGCAATCCTCCTTCATCCATTTATATCTGTCTTATTTAAACGTCCATTACAGTTTGGACTGAATGGCATTTGTTTTAACGTCTTTATGCTCGACAAGAACTTCTGAACTCGGTGCAGGAACTTCCCACACCGAGAGTGGAAGATAAAAGATATGGAAACAACAATCTTTCAACATTTATGTTAACATAATATATTTATTATGTAAACCACTAAATACTAAAATTAGGCACAAATGTTCGCTTTCTATCTACGCTTAAATGACAGTCTTTCGAGAATTGTCTGTACTGAGCGTTTAAACGATTTAACTTTGTCTGATATGTTTCTTCAAGCTGTTTATTTCCAGCTTCTCTTGCCATCATTACACCTTCTTTTGCGTACCGAATCTCTGTCTCGTACTTCCTCTGTAATTGAGTACACTCATACATTGTGTAATGATTTCCTTTTGAATCGGTGTAACCCTCTTCATTCTGTTCTTTTAATTCTTCCAAATCCTGTATAGACCATATCGGTTTATATTTTGCTATAATGACCGCTTCGGTAAAATGGCGGCAATTCCATTCACCGATAGGTCTACGCATAGACGGAAATTTTGTGCCTGTTGTATCCTCAAAATCCATTTCATTCTGCATACGTTCAAACTGTTCCATTGTAAACACCCTACCTTGTATAGGTTCATGGTCAGGAGCAGAAAATGAATGAGCGGATAATACTATTCCATCAGCGTTAATCTCTTGTGCAATCTGTTGTTGTATCTGTTGATTCGTTTGCCGTATTGCACCTAAGATATTCATGCGTACCGTGCTATCAAGTCTGCGAGTATATCCGCTATCCCACGATACTCTTCGTAATCCACTGTCATTAAGCTGTCGTAATGTTCTACGCATAGCCGTGTCAAAATCCATAACACCAGTTTGCACAGCTTGTGCCGCCTCATCTATAACCGATTGATAAGTTTGGGAAACTTGCTGAAACTTAATCATTGACGGATTCTTTAAGTCTCGTATCATAAACCCAATTGCTTTGGAGTTAGATATATTCTTAAACGTACCTTCTGTTTGTTTGCTAATAGCGTTTATCGTGCGTTGTAGCTTTGTATTTTGTTCGTACGGTATTTGTGACTTGTGTCGGTAATCATAGAACGGTTTAGCGTCTGTATAGGTCTTTATAGCGACTTTTCGTATAGTTTCTTTTACTTTACTCTCTTGTATGTTTGCTACTTTTGCTATTTCTTGATTTATCGCTTTTACATCTGCTCCGGTTTTTCTAATCTGAACAAGTTTATATACATCCCCTTTGGACAGACTTCCCACCTCTTTTACTCTATGCGCTATCTTGTTTATCACATAGTTATTAAGCTGTTCTTGTCTGTCCACAAAGGGTTGTATTAAATTATCAATTTCGTTATCTTTCAGCATTATTTCTTTATTTCCTTTTCGACAGAATCTTTATCGGGTTCAGAATAAGGATTCTCTAAAGTCATGAAAATATCCATCGCTTTCGAGCTTCCTCCCTTGCGTGTGTTCGGGATTGCGCTTTCTGTGGTATCAACAAAATTCTGATATGCGTCCGTAATGTAATCGACTACCATATCTCCCGTACTGCTCTCTATGTGGTTGTAGCCGGAGAGGGTGCGGATTGGGAGGTTGGTGATTGCTATATCTTCATCCGTTGGATTGTTAATAGTATAAACAACTGTAAATGGTGTACCGTTCTGATACTGTGCTAAACACCACGCTTGCATAGCGGCTCCCGTGTGTTCAATATCTGTTCTTTGCACATTGACATTTCCTGTCGGTGATATAAACAAACTCGGCATTTTAGCTGTATCGGTTGATGTTCCACCTATCCCTTGATTAACTATGTGGGAACAAACAATAGTGCTGGCTTCATTGGAACCCGGACCTCTTCCAGATGGTGAGTAAAAGTTATAATCGTATTCAGCCACCCATGTTTCTGTTCCGTCAAACACTTTAGCCACTTGTATTTTTCTGCACTTGCCATTCACCACATCCTCACTCCCTCTATATATAGCAGAGGGGTAGGTGGTGGTGTGGGTGGTGCCGTTGTATGCTTTATATCCCGTAATCGTTGCCGGACTATTGATTGAGATATCGCTGTTATATGTATTCCCGTAAGCGTTATACATATTAAAAACAATATATCTTGCCGTTGATGGTGTTGTAAAAGTGGTGTTACCGAGGACACCCGCACTTGATATATATGTCCCGTTCTCTTTAAGGAATTGCACATTTGCATTGGACGGAGCGGCGAAAAAGTAGGTAGTTGACGGATAGCACGATATAGGATTTTTACAACGCACTTTACTTGCATCCGTTGTCTTTTGTCCATTCGTATAAGAGCCGTTCTCCCACTCCTCGTCCCATATATTTCCTTCTCCCCTCACCTCAATCTCCCCCTCCGTATATGCCGTTATGGGGCAGATGTTGGAGTAGGGTTCGTATGAGGTGGCTGTTGAACCAATTTCAACCATAAAGTGTGAATATGTTATAGTTGGAGAACAATCATGATTCCAAAATCTAACAGTTGCAAGTTGGTCTGAATTTGCCGTAAATGTTAACGTATGAAGTCCTGCTTCTTTATGATAACCGGAACTTGCATTTTCATAAATGTCACCACCATTAACATTACACATCAGAGTATTTCGATTTGCCTCTGTTAGCGCAGAATCTTGCACACAACTTATAGTGTATGTTACTCCACTCTTTACATTTAGCGTTCCAATATTTACTGCTATGTTGGTCTTTGGGTCAGTATATACATACCCATCCTTGTCAAGTTTATTCTTCCCTGCTCCCCCTACCCACGGCTTATCATAACCATGCAAGTCCTGTGAGCCTTGTATCTCTGTCACGCACTTAACAAGGGGAGCACTCGCCGCATCCGTCAGCTCGATGGGGTTGCCTGTGACACGCTTTATGACGGGTGGGAAGGGTTCTCCTACGTTTACAGTTACAGGAGAATATGCTTTTCCAGTTGGTGCAGTATATGTTCCATTCTCTGTTACATTGAGAGGTTCAACTGTTACTTCTTTATCCTTGTCTTTCAGATTGATTATCACTGTTCATTTCCTCCTTCTCTAAAACTATCAGGACTTTGTTGTAATGCGCTGTCCATGTTATTCATTCTGAAATCCATTTGCGTCATCAGATTATCTTCAACCGCTATGCGGTTTTCCTCTTGCACTTTGAGTAGTGCTTCTCTCGCCTGTCGTTCAGTCTCGCCCATATACCACATACGCAGTTCTTCCTTGCTCATGATACCATTCTGCACAAGCGTCATGCGTTTGCCAAGCTCTGTATCAACATCAACAAGAATACTGTCATCCCATTCAAAAGAAGTTTCATACTCTCCCTCAGCAGTAATCTTATACAGAGAACAAAGAGCGTCCATGACATATACAAGGTCTTCCAGACATTTCTGAATAGCCTTCTGAATATCCACATTTGTCTGATAGCTTCTCTGTTTGAGGATGCGAAGTTCTGTGGCAGTCCTTGCTTCATTCATTGTTACTTCTGAAATCGTACCACGACTTAAACCAGTTACGTCCTCAATATGAGTAAGAATGGTGTTTAGACCGTTAATATAACTTGCGTCCCGAAGAACGGGTGCATACGGTTCATAAGTGTTTCCATCATCAAAGGTAACCGGACGATACAATCTTTGTTGTAAATGTCCCATCTTGCTAACCATGATGATATTTCCATCATTATCACGCACCTCTGTATCTTTCAGTGCATCCCTGTCGATGTTGATAGCAAGTTCTCCACCTTCATATTCCCAAAGAAGCCGACTAAACTGAATATCTGCCTGCTTAATTAGTTCAATGGCTTTATCAAAACCACTTACACCAAGAGGGCAATACATATCAATGGTGTTTGCTTCTGGCATTTTGAAGTATGCGAACATAAGACGGTCGGCATTATTGATAGTTACAACAGGATCAATGCCTTCCCAGTCGGGTACTTGCTTCAACGGAATCTCTTGTCCGAGGTCTACACCCTCATTTGCGGTTGTCTGAGCGGTAGATTTGAAAGCCTTATTCGTTATAATGACTTGATGGGTGCTACTAATATATTTGTGGTGTTCAAGTCTGCTATATGTGATGTTCTTATCAACCTTGTGTTCAATAAACGCCGCTTCTGTAATATCTCCGCTACCATTGAAAGCAAGAGGATAAAAATGGTCAGCATATACAAAGTCAAACTCAATCTCAGCTTTGTCCATCTTTGTATTAAGAGTAAGTGCGTTTTCGTCATCTGTTGTTTCAACTGGCTCATTAACAATCACATACGGCTTAATCACCAGTCCGCCGAGTGCGATTCCATATTCAATCTCTCTTCTCAGCTTAGGAATAACCTTTTTCTGATAAGTCTTGTTGAGAAACTCAGCACGTTCAGTAGGTCCTTTCGGAACTAATTCTTTTACCGTTTCTCTTGGATGGAACATCGGGGTATTATATTGACTAAATGGGTCAGAACCACGTTTTATCGGTTGATTTTGCGTATTTTTTGCAGAATCAGCACTTAAATTGCCGTTTTCTGCGGTTTTATATCTATCAACAATGTTTTGCCCCGCTTCTTCTCTTGGGGTTTCCACCTCTTTCATCGGTGTAGTAATCTCAGACTTAAACTCCAATAATGCGGTTCGTGCTTTTTCGCTTGCAATCATTTGAGGAAGTCCTAACCCAACTATTTCGGTAGGATCGTTAAATGTTGGAGCTTTAAGCCAGGGCGATTGTCCTTTATACATGAGTTCCCATGTCTGAATTGCGGCAGCCATTTGGTTTGAAATCAGAGGAGAAATGCCTATCTCTTTTTCAATAGCCTTATTACCAACCATCTTGTGAAAAACCTCCTTTAATTTTTGGATAATTTGAGAGAAACTAATCATTATCGTCCTCCTCTATATCATCAATGCCTTTTATATGCTTATCTATATTGTACTTAATATAGCGAACATTCCCGGGAAAATAATCAAAACTATTGGAATAGATTAAAACTTCTTTCGGTTGCAGTCGTTTCATCATTTCATCATATGCCCTAAGTCCTACATCTATGAGCTTTTGAGAGCGTCCACTTGCCACTGTGGACACAGCTACAATACTGCCTATCGGATAACCGTCAAAACACCAGTCCCAGTCCTCTTCAGGACCCACTCTTATCAACGGTATCATTCGTAAGCCCTTTTCTTGCCAATATGCGGTTATCCAATGCATACGATATTTGTTATAAATACGCAAAGCCTTCGGGAAATCGTAATAATAGGAAAAATCGGGAGTAACAATAGCGTCATAAGCAGAAAGCACTTCTGCATAGCGGTCAGGAAAATTCCAGCAACACTCAAACTTAAAATCAAACTCAAAAAAATGTACCCCTGTTTTCAGCGGTTTATTTCTAAGTCGTTTTGCTTTCTCAAATTCAAGCCAGCAGTCTATTTCAGGCATTTCATATACAGGCTGAATAGCAGGAATGTTATACTCACCCACTCCACGATATTCACGCACAGAGGTATTTAAAAGCTGAGGCATTATTTTCTATTCCTTTTCTCATTTCCTCTACGATGTTTAGCAGAATCCCCTTTGTTTCCTCTTCTTTCGGGTTTTGTATCTGTTACTTTATCGTAGCCCTTAGTCTTTTTAAATGCATCATCCTTTGTACTATACCGCTTACCCTTATTTGCGCCATTGTTTCCGCCACGATACACATTAGAAGTATCCTGCTCAACAATCTCTTTTTTGTGTCTTGGTTTTATCATTGCTCCTGTTTTTCTCGCCATATTAGTTACCTCTTCTGTTATAGAATCTTTCCAGTCCATAGCGAACGCTGTCGATACTGTGGTTATCTTCGTCAGGATAATCACTGATAAAGTTGCCGTCACGGTCTTGGCAATACTCATAGTGAGTAAACTCTTTATATGCACAAGGACATCTTCGTTTATCAATATAGATATGATTAAGCCCTTGTAGCCACTTAATGCCATACCTTACGCTGTCGGGTCCTTTTATCGCCCCTCTGATATATGCGCCATATGCCTTGAAGTCAGCAATAGATTTAGGCTCTGCGCTATCAGCAGTCACAAGTTCATCGAGTTTAATAAGTTTCTTCTCTTTGTAGAGTATGTCAAATACAATTTGATTTCTTGTCGCTACGGTTGAGTATTCCGTGAAGATATAGAGGTCAAGTTTCTTTTGGTCAAAATGCATCCGGGTAAAGCGAAAAGGATCCATAGCAAAGCCCCAGTCAATGCCATTAAAGATATGGTCAAAGGTTTTCCACATAGGAGTATGTTCGAGTATATTGCCATCAAAGTCATATACAGGCACTTTCTGATTCATGTCCAAATCACACGCATTAGGAAATACAGAGCCACCAGTGCCCACAGGCTCACCCATATACTCATGAAGATACGCACGTTCGTTAATGCGTTTCAAATCCTCTGCTTCTTCAATAAACTGTTGCCCAAGCCAATGTTCTGGCACATCAAGATAGGTATTATGAATGATTAGCGTATTCTCTTTGTCCTCTGCTTCATCTGCATATTCATTAGCCCAGTTATCAATGCTTATCGGTGGGTTAAAGGTACGGAAATCCCAGAATAAGTCACCGCCACGCATAGTAGACTGTAATACCTTACGCAATTCATTCTCGCCCGCAAACTGGTCAAGCTCTTCCCACCATGTAATGCCAATATAGCCACGTTCTACCTTAATCGACTTCACCTTATTCGGGTCATCCATGCCCATGAAGAATATCTTTTGCCCTGTCGGTTTATAAACTATCGGGTTAGAATATGTTTTAGGAATATGAAAGAGAGATTCAAGTCCCATCTGATATATTCCCCATGTAACTTGGCTATAAATTGAGTTCTGAACAGTATTTCCTACCTTCCTAAAACACACAGCATTGACATTCGGGTATCGCATAATAAGCAAAGGAATCACTATGCCACCTATAAAAGACGATTTAGTAGAGCCACGTCCTCCTTTAAGAACATAATGAACATGGTTGTGCCTCATAATATCCGCAAATACCGAATCATAACTCGGGATAATAAGATTTTGTAACCGTATATTTATATTCATCTTCCACCTCTATATACCTAAATATAGCATATTAGTTTACATAATACAATAAAAACACAAGATAATCACCTTAAAACACCAGTTTATCAGTCTTTCAGCGAACAACAAATCACCTTTTTATTGTGCAAAATGACGAAGAAATGAAAAAATTCCCCTATGCAAAACACCTACTCGATTATGCATAATGCACAAAAAACCATAGAAATCATCGTATAGACAATAAATAAACCGTAATTAGATAAAAAATCGTGACAACTAATAGCATAATATACTCAAAAAATCTCGTGACAACTACTAATAATCATGCTCAGTATTTTTTAAGAGAAACTGGTTCTTAATTCAAAGAAATCCCCCACCCTTTTTTATCGGGTGGGGGCTGTGGATCATTCCTCGGTTTTGGTTTCGGTATCCCCGGCTTCCGGAGTTTCTGTCGTTTCCTCTGCGGGCGTTGCCAACAGTTCATTTATGGCGTTCTCTATCACAGACCAAGGAACCGCTGTGGAAAACTCATTTGCCCAGCCCGGGTGACTTTCCCAGGCAATTTCCGAATGGTTTTTTCTGAACGTTTTACCGGGGCAAAGTCTCACACGATCCTTTTGGAAAACAAGGTAAAAACCGGCAAATCTATATCTTCCTTTTGTGTCGACTGTGTACAAATTATCCGGTACCTTTTTCATACGTTCTTCCGCCTGCATTTTCACAGTAATTCTCGGGGCTTTTTCTTTTTTCGGATCTTTCTTTGCTTTGCCCTTTGCTTTGCGTTTCTTTTCGCCTGCTGTCGTGGTTTCTGTCGTTTCGGTGGTTTCTGTCGTGGTTTCGGTCTCCTCGGGAGTTTCTGTCGGTTCCTCAGTCGTGGAAAGCGTTTTATTGTAGCTGTCAATGAGCATTTCCCGGGAGCTTTTTCTGAGTTTCTTAAACTTGCCCAACGTGTAATTCATGCTGGCAAGGTACGCAATGAAATCCTTGTTTTCGGTGCAATTTTCCATTGTTGCGATAGTCTTTTCATTAGCCATAGTGTGCTCCTTTCTTGCACTTTTCCAGTGCTTTGCGCTTGTGAAAATTGTTTCCTGCACTCTTTACCTTTACTATGTCCCCGACTTGATACCATGTTATTTACGCTTTATTCTCTTCCACCACCAAAAACATCGGATCCGCTTGTGTGTCGTGGATTGTCTGTAATGACATGTAACCAACGTAGATTAAGAATAACTCGGTTCCTCTCACATATACCTTTACATCCATAGCTTTTTCTCCTTTCTTTACTTTACCCGGCGTTCTAACTCGGAAATTCTTTCATTTATGCGGTGAATATTCCGGAGTGCGCTTTTTCGTCTTGCCATCCGGACGGTCTCAAAAATCACTTTGGGGGATCCGGGTTCCCTTTTTGAAATAAAGTGCGGAACCGTGTTTTTATCAATACTGGGATCCATGTCCTTTTCATTGTTTACATAAGTGGTAAACCAAAGACTCCGGATTTTTTTCTGCCGTTCAATTTCCCGCATG